AGAGTTTTACCACCATACTTATAATGCATCAAAAGGTGACCGATCATCTCGGACATAGGAATCTTGCCCTCTTCATAGTGAGCAGGATTGTAAGATGTATTGACAGAGATAGCCTGATCAATAAACTTCTGAAGCACAGCCATAATCTTCAGATAACCTTCGGGCGACTTCTGATCCCACAGTAACTCATACTTGTTTTTAAGAGTGCGAATACCAGGAACAACCTGCTTGAGAACTCCATCCTTAGATTGCTTAATCGAAACCAGAGCACGAGGAGGCTCAATCCCATTGGTTGAGTTACTGATCTGGGCTGAAGTTTCGGCTGGCATCAGAGCCATAAGAGTTGAGTTACGAATGCCGTAAGATACAGCATCTGCTCTCAATGTTTCCCAATCCATATTATACTTCGGTTCTACTAAATTGTCAACATCTTTTTTGTATGTATCAACAGGCATAATTCCATAATGATACTTTGTTTCATTTGACTTAGATGGCGCAGTTGATTCTTTGGCTAGATCGACCGACGCTTTAATGAGGTAGTAACTCCATGCTTCAGCATATTCATGAATGAGACCAAGGTTCGGATTAGTATAATTGGTATCATTACGAGCCAACCAATAAGCAAAGTTAATAATCCCAACACCAAGAGGACGACGAGCCATAGTCCCGAGATAAGCCGCGAGAACAGGGTAGGACTGGTAATCGAGTAATGCATCCAAAGCACGCACAGCAATAATGCAAGGTTTTTCAAAATCCGAGGGCTTCTTGATTTTACCCCAGTTAATCGCAGCAAGTGTGCATAAAGAAATCTCTCCATCCGCATCATTAATATCCTTTAGTGGTTTGGTTGGCAGAGTAATCTCACAACAGAGATTGCTCATCTTGATAGGAACTTCTTTAATGAACGAACTGTGATCATTGCAATGATCAACATTCATAATGTAAATGCGACCAGTATCCTTACGCTCTTGCATCAAAGATGAGAACAGATCAACTGCGGAGATGGTCTTCTTTCTTATTTTGGTGTTTCGTTCATATCGCTCGTATAGTGTACGGAATTCATCGGAGTCTTTAAAGAACGACTCGTAGAGATCCGGAACATCTGAAGGCGAAAAGAGGGTGATATTACCTCCAACCAAAAGTCTTTCATACATTACCTTGTTGAGTTGTACGCCATAATCTAAATGGCGGATGCGATTATCTTCTGTTCCTTTGTTGTTTTTGAGGACAAGAAGGTCTTCGACTTCATAGTGCCATATGGGATAATATAAAGTAGCTGCACCGCCTCGGACGCCGCCTTGGCTACAGCTTTTAACAGCAGTCTGAAAGTGTTTCCAGAATGGTAGAACACCAGTGTGACTAGCATCACCGTTACGGATAGGACTACCAATAGCACGAATCCTCCCAGCCCCAACACCAATTCCCGCTTTTTGCGAGACGTATTTGACAATCGCCGACGACGTGGCATTTATTGAATCCAGCGAGTCGTCAGTTTCGATAAGCACGCACGAGCTAAACTGTCGTTGTGGGGAACGCACTCCTGCCATGATTGGAGTAGGCAGACTAATATCAAAAGTGCTGATTGCATCATAGAGTTCCTTTACCCATTTAATTCGATCTGTTGTATAATTTTGAAAGAGAGTCATAGCAATCAGCATAAAAGCCATCTGAGGAGTTTCGTAGAACTTTCCTGTGACGCGATTCTTGATTAGATACTTGCCACGGAATTGTTCCATAGCAGCATAGGTCAGCAGGTTATCACGGTCGTGATCGATGTACTCATTTAGTTCCCACCACTCATCTGCATCATATGCAGATCCGAGTTCGGAATCATAATAGCCTTTAGTAGAAACATATAAGTAATGAAACATCAGATCAGTGGGTTCATACTGACCATAGACTTCCTTACGGAGATGGTAGTTGATGAGACGACCAGCAACATATTGATAGTTGGGAGTTTCTTCAGAGATTAGATCGGCAGCAGCTTTGATCAGAGTTTCTTGAATGTCAGTAGACTTGATGCCATTGTAGAACTGAATGTGTGTTTTAATTTCAAGATCCGAAACAGAAACTCCAGCCAATCCTTCGCATGCATAGTTTGTGACCTTGTGGAATTTCTCAATATTCAATGGCTCTTTTGTACCATCACGTTTCGTTACTTGAATCATCTTTGCTCTTTCCTAATTTAACCGTGCCGTCATCATCAATGGTCCACACCAATTCAGTGGATTCATCCCAACCTAACTCATTCATAAGTTTTGGTGGCAACTCTATATATAATCCTTGCTCATCTTCCTGAACAGTCACTATTGTCATGATGACAATTCTTCCAATGCTTTGATGACATCAGGAAAATGCTGTCCAATAATTTCCCAACACTGTTCGGCAATGATGCGATGTTCTTTCTGGGTTGCCTTGTCCATACGCAGCTGGCAATAGTGAACCCAAGAACGCAGCGAACCAGCCATGATGATAGTTGATTCGGTCATACCTTCAGGCAGAACTGCACGAGCCTGTTCCTTGGCGATACCATTTTCAATTGCCCAACGATACTGCGTCAATGCTTCTGCTTTGACTTTGTTTTGACGCATACTCCAAACTTCTTGTAGTTTGGCATCGTCATTCTCTACAGAATTTTGTCGGTTCTTTGCATCTTGAAGTCTGGCTTCCCTCGTAACAAAGCCAAGATCCTTTGTTGGGTCGGCATAGCGTTGCGAGTATTCCTGAAACGAGAACGAACGATGCCGCAAAATTTGACGTGCAATATCTCTTGTGGTTTTGATTTCCATAGAGACATGGACCATCTCCAATGGCGACCAATGCTGGTTCTTGATAAGATACTGAACCAGCTTAGGTGCTGTTGCGGTGTTGTTCTGGTTGCTTGGGTTAGACACTCTTGCTGCCCAAGCAACCAATTCGTTTGCAGTAGTGCATTCTGTATATGCACTTGGCTTAGTAAGCCCAATCAAATTCACTTCGCTCATAATAGGGCAATTCTCTTGAGTTTGGCTTTCTGTTCTTCTATGTCACGCTTGATGAGTTCTTTCATATCATCAGCCGTACAACCCTTATGTCTATTTTCAAGATCATTTAAAATAATCTGGTTAATACGAATCAGGCTTTCTTTACTCAATTTCAAATTCCTTCACTTTTTGAAACTGTGTTTTGCTGACATATCCCAAATCAAGCAGATGATCTACACGATTTGATGCTTCTATGTAATCAACATATGTTCCGTCATTAAACCACCACCAACGATCAAGACCCAATGGCCATCGTGGCTCCCTACGATATTCAACTAACCACATACTGTTGGTTCTATGAATACGCAATTTCTTAATTTTAATGTGGTCGAATTCTATACCATATTCGTTTGCGACAAGTTCGGTCATGTTTTTCTCCATGCGGCGAGCCTCAACGTCGCCTTTAATTCATTATAGCTGCATTTACTTATTAAGTCAAGTAATTTATTCTGTGTCATACCAGATAAAATCATATCATTAATGTCTTTCTCAACAACATCATCTGGCCAGATACAAACTGTATAACCCTGTTCAATTGTTTTCTGTATTCTATTAACAATATCCTTATTACGAGGCTCATTGTCAAATATAACTACTGTCTTTTCTTTATCTAACCAATCATTATTGACATCTGCTCCAGCCATAGCTAAACAGTTAGGAAGAAACATACTGTCGATTGGACCCTCGACCATATATATGGTCTTACTCATATCAACTTGATCGAGACCAAAAACTTTGCTGTGGTCGCCGCGAATCATAATTGAATAATAACGAACTTTAGAATTCGGATCAAACGATCGACCTTGATATCCAAACATTTTACCCTGTGCATCAAAGAATGGCATGACCAGTCTTGGCTCATCTCCCTTGCTTAGATCAAATTTATTTGGAATCATGGTGTTCGTCCAAGCGCAAAACTTAGGAACATAATACAGTCTGAAGTGCTGCTGAGAGGGGATCCCACGCTTTAGAACATAATCTCGAGCAGGATGGCCAACTGGCAGCTGCGAAATTTTCTTGATCTTTTTTAGAGGTACATTGGGATCACTAGGATTAAGATACTCGTGCGTGATTGGCTTCGCCTCGATAGGAGCATTGGCTCTTGTCTCGGCAAAGATCTCGAGGTCATATTCTCTTTTGAGAGTTGGGTCTAGGTCTTTAAGCAGACCAGAGACAGATCGAGTGCATCCACAATTGTGGCACTTCATTAGGATCTTATTCTTTTGTTGAAAGAAGTAAGCTCTTTTCTTATACAGATTCTTTTTTGAGTCGCCACATACAGGACAGCGACTATTTGCTAGGTATGGGTTAGTCGACTTAACTGTAAACATTGGTATTCTGGTCGAAACCATTCCCAGATACTTCGCATCAATCCAATACATAATATTCCAATCATCAAAGGCTACATCCCATTATACCCTAAATCGAAATAAAAGCAAGAAGTATTTTTGGTTTAACCGATTTTTATTCCGAAGATCTTGGATAATACATAACCTGCTACTGTGGCCATACCGACAACAATCCAGCGCCATTTGTTAAGATCATTTAGTCTATCGCTTATCTTGTTAAGAATTTCATTTTGAGTTTGAATTTTCTTTTCTAGATCAGTCTTTAGAGTATTAATGTCTTCCTTGAGTTCTGCTCTAAAATCTTCCATACGATCATAGATCTTTCCGATATCGCGGTTGCTTTCTTCTCGGTGTTTTTCCATTGTAGTGTTCATCTTATCAAGAGAAGTGTTCGCTCTTAGCATGTCGTTCTCAAGCAATGAAATTCTTGTTGCCACAGAGGGAGCCTTCTCAACCATCACTTTTCTTTCTGCTTATTAAGAACTTGATTGCCGATATCGATCAAACGACCTTTGATGCTCTTTGTGAACCCTGTTGGATTCTCATCCGTTTTTGAATTCTGACCTATGATTTCTTTTTGAGCGCGAAGGGTGTCTTCCTTGGTCATAAAGGTCTGTGGACCAACGCTCGAATCTGCAGCTTTGATCTTCGAATTTTTCATGTGAAATTTTGCAAAAGATTCCATATTTACTGCTCCAGTTATTGTTCGAGGGTTTTGTGGTCCGACTCTGTTTGACACTCCGGAACTTGGAGCTTTGGTTTCTGGTTTAGAGTCAAGAGATCTTGTGACTATTTTTTTCTGTGTAGCTTTTGATACAGGTACAGTATTCTTGTCGTTTCCAGCACCTGCAACGCCAGCTACACCTGTGCCGACACCAGCAGCGCCACCATCTTCAGCGAATTGTTTGAACGACTTCATATACCTGTTAACACCTTTACTATTTTTTCATCGCTATTAATATCAGAACAAATAATTGTCTTATTCGTGATACCAATATTAGTAACTGTTTTTGGCAAGTAGCCAAGAAAATCTAAGAATGGCTTCAGATATTCGTAGTGGTCGCCTAATCTAAAGAATAACATTCTTGTAGCAGGAACAACTCCGAATACATTATTAAGAATGATAATATGGTTCAGAATCAATCTTTCTTTTAATTCGCCACTCTCTTGATATTTGTTAAACAAACGCTTTAGATATTTAAATCTTTTCAAATCAGAAAAGAATTCTTCTGTGTCAAAGCACTCTGGATTATCATAGTGTTTAGCAGCATACAGAACAAAATTGGTTTCATCAAGAGTGTCAATCATTTAAGTCAATCTAATTTTTACGCTACCCGTAGAGTCATAGTACAACTGGCTGATAGATACATTTCCAGTTGCTGCCGCAGAATCATTAGCATAGGGTCCAGAAACTCGTAAGTTCCGATAAAGGGAATTGGCTTGGAGGACGTATGTATTACCATCCGCCCTCTCAACCGCAAACAAGTCAGTATTAGCGACACTAGTAGTGTTTGACGACTTATAGATGTCGCTGTACTTTTTACCTGCCATTTAATTTCTCAATTAAGCTAGAGTTGAACCGCCACCATTCGAAGAGGTATTGTTTGCCATTCCACGAACAACGGTTAGAGTTTCATACTGCTTACGATTCGAACGACCACCTGTCGTAGTGACAGTAACCGTACCACCTGTTGAGACGACAAGGTTAGCCGTAGTGAACGTTGCACCCGAACCACCTGAAGCACCACCAGTAGCGTTAGCAATTGCGATCACAACCTGAGCATTCGAAGTCGTGTTAGCAAAGATGCCCTTGTTGGTGAAGGTGAAGGTCAGAGTACCACCAGTAGCGTTTGTCGAAACTGTCGCAACGGCATTGATGATAGCATTTGAAATCGTAACACGATCCGTATTGCTGTAGCCAGTTGCAGTACCAGTATAGACGATTGCGTTAGCATGCTTTTCGCGATTGAAGCCAGCAACAACGTGGGTATTTGTGAACCAGCCAGAACCACCAGTCGTCACTGCACCAGAAACAAGGTTACCAGTTCCGTTTGTTGTCAAAGTCACAACGCCATTCGATGATCCATTTGAAAGAGTGATTGTGTCACCGTTAGCAAAATTGAGACCACCTGTAACAGTCACAGCAGTAACTGGACCTGTTCCTTGAGTTTGAAGAGTCCAACCAGGAGCAATAGGAAGACCTGCCGTGATTTCATTAGTTGAAACGCCGTAGATACCAAGAGTTCTGTTGTTACTGAAGACACCCTGAGTTGTGTTTGCCCACATCTGCATACCAGCAAGTCTTGGTGAGTAAACTACGCCGCTGAAACCAGTGGTTGTAACATTACCAGTTGCAGTACCGTATGTTGAGTTTGTGATTGCAAACTGCGTATTTGTCGCACCAGCACTAAACGAACCATGATCAACAGTGGTAAGACTCTGAATGAATCCAGTAGCATTTGTTGTCAACGCATAGCGAGCATTCGCATATGTCGTGTCTGGTGTACCAACTGAAACAACAAGGATACTTGTGTTACTGTAGCTAGCACCGCTTGGAATGACAATTGTTCTTTCTGTTTTTACGTGTGTGAATCGTGAAAGGTATGCACGACCGTGAGCAAGTACACCTTTAGATTTAGGTGAGTTATTTGCTTCGTCCTTATTTCCCCATAAAGCCATTAGATTATCTCCTGTTATACTTTGTATTTATTGAAGTAGTCAACGACACCCATAGATCCCTTTGATACTTCCAGCCAATCTTGGCGTTGTTCAGGGGAAATAATGGCGATATTTGAAGCATCTTCAAACATCTTGCGTTTCTCGAAAGTTTTTGCCATAACATCAAGAACAGCAGATTCAACAGCTGGAACTCTTCTGGTAATTGCAGTTGTGTTCATGGCTTCACCAGTTTTACCTGCAACGATGTGAGTAGAAGTTCCAGTAGCAGGAGATGGTCCAGTGGTCTGCTTACTTGACTTCTTGTAGATTTCACCAGTCTTTGACTGTGCGATTTGATCAGCACCACCCATTGAAGTGTCGAGCATGCAGCCTTCGGTTTCTTCTTTTACCATCTGTTTGGCTGTACCGTGGGCATCATCTTTATCATTTGTGAAGTAATCAGCTGGTTCGTGGTGCTTGCCATTTTTAAACAGCTTAACGTGGTATGGATCACCTTCATTATCATTGCCAGATAGTTTGTAAACCTTTGCTTGATTTCCATTGTCTTTGTGATTATATGTACCTTCAAGTTTACGAGCCTCATCAAAATTTTCAGCTTCTTCCTTTGTCAGTTTCTTAACAGCAGTTTCGATACCTGTATGGCGCTTAGTAAGCAGCTTTTCTTTTGACTTTAAGATAGGGCTGTTTGTAACATCTGCGTTTGGATCTACTCCTTGGCGATAACCTGATCTCCAAGATGCAGCATCGATCTGATTTTTGGCTTTATTGATATAGCGACCCATTGTTTCTTTTGAAAGTTCGTCAATCTGTTCTGATTCTTCTGACATCTTAACTTCGCCGCTGCGACGCTTAAGAGCCATAGTACGCCCTGCTGCACGCTTCTTCAGAGTCTTGGTATCCGATCCGTCATTCGACCAATCGCCGCCACCCATTTTCATTCTATCAGCAATTTTCTTGCCTTGCTCGCCAGCCTTATTGTAATATGTACGTACAGTTTCTCTTGACAGTTCGTCGAGATTCTCGAATTTCGCACGAGCCTCCGACAATTTCATTCTAATGAATTCTGACATGGTATTCTCCCAATTTTTATTATCTATTTATATTTATTGGTATCTTATGGCCATTCTTAATGGCGATATCTTATGATCTCACCAGTGTCTTTGCTGTGAGCAGGCAATGGTTCGGAAACTGCCTTAACGAAGGCATCATGAGAAGCACTTGCCTTCTTTTGGAAAGCATGCTTTTCTTGAGTTGTTCTACGATGTGCCATGTGATCATTAAATGCAGAGATATATTTTGGGTGGATTTCTTTGACTTCTTTATTGAAAAAAGTCACTGGCTTATTGATCGACTTAGCTTTACGTAGCTGCATGCCGATTGCTTCTGGCTCTTCATCAGGCTCTTGTGCGGCTTGCTGGCGAAGATATGCTGCTGAACCTTCTTTTGGTGGACGACCACGACCTTCTTCGAGTTTCTTGATGGCACCTGCTAAAAATTTGTTTTCCATAACTTCTTTCGCAATCTTGTGAGCTTTAATGATAGTTGATTTTTTAAGAGGAGGAGTGTCGCCTGTTGATTTCATAGCAGCAGCCATACCTACAGCATATGGATTTTTGACAGCTTCTTCGTTTACATTATGGTAGTTTTTGTAAGCTAGCGCTCTATTCTTAGCATAAGAATGAATAGCTGAATGCTT